TAACAACCTCACCGACCGCGAGCTTCCCCGTTCGACCGGCAATCGTGTCAATCCCGACCGCGCCGCAAATGCCGGCCGTATGAACGTGCGCGCAGACCCTCAGGGCGCAGTTGGCTCCATGACGAACCTGAGATCCGAGTCGGTCGCCGTGCCGCTGCCACATATGAACGGCGGGCGCTTCCAAAATTACAAGCCGTCTGATTACTGGAAGCTCAACGAGTCCAAATCACGGCCGAATCCCCTGGCAGATTCTCGCAACCTGAATGTTGCCCGTGATCAGCTCGGCAATAATCCTCTCGCCCTCCCCCCCCTGGCCGTGGTCTAGACCGCGCCAGCCTCGGTAAAAAAAACCTCAATCAGATAGTAAAATGAGCGGAGGCATTGTTCAGCTCGTCTCGATTGGCGCCCAGGACACGTGGCTGTCCGGAAAGCCGGAGGTTTCGTTTTTCCGCTCCAACTACAAACGCTACACCCACTATGCGGCGACGAACGAGCGGCAGCTGATTCAGGGCCAGCCTACCTCCGGCTCCATCTCCACGATTCGCCTGGAGAAGAAGGGAGATCTGCTCAGCTACGTGTACCTGATGGCCCGTGACGTGAACGGCACCCCGATCGTGAACCTGCAATGGAATAATGTGATCGACAAGGTGGAGCTGATGATCGGTGGCCAGGTTATCGACATGCAGGACTTTGCGTACATGACCGACATTGAGCCCGTGACTGGCGCGCAGACCTTCAACCAGCGCTACCTGAACAACGCAACGGCGAGCGCCCAGAATCCCACGAACGCGCAGGCCACCTTTTTTCCGCTGAAGTTCTTCTTCTGCAAGGACTGGGCGTCGGCTCTGCCCCTGGTGGCCATGCAGTACCACGACGTGGAGCTGCGCATCACGTGGGCGAGCACCCTCGCCGCGACGGTGTCCGAGGCTCCAGGCTCCCAGAAGTACTCGCAGCTCCAGTACACCGCGTGGTGCAACTACGTGTATCTGGACCAGGCCGAGCGCGAGTTCTTCGCCAAGAACGCGCACGATATGCTGATCACGCAGGTGCAGCGCATTCCGATCTCCACCCAGCCCGTCCAGGAGCTGGCACTGGCCCACCCGGTGAAGTTCCTGGCCTTCCAGACGGTCAACTACGGTGTCACCTACGGCACCAATGGTGCGGGCTCGGCCGTGGCCACCAACATGCAGCTCAAGGTGCAGATCAACGGTGTGGATGTTTCCGAGTCTCGCCACCTGCCCGCCTACGTGGACATCGCCCAGTACTACCACACGTCCTACGGTTACTCGCACAACTCGGCCCTGGCCAACGTGGCGATCATCCCGTACTGCCTGGATACCTCCAAGCTGCAGCCCACCGGCACGCTGAACTTCTCGCGCCTGGACACTTACCGCCTCATTACCCCCGTGGGCCTCGCCAACGGCCTGCGGGGTCTCGCGTCGGCGTCCGTGACGCAGCCGTACATTTACGCAGTCAACTATAACGTTCTGAGAATCCAGAAGGGAATGGCAAGCGTTCTGTACGCGAATTAGTTTCTCTATGTAAAATATGGGTCAACTCTGGCCGTGGGTACTTCTTATCGGTCTTGTTTTCCTGATTAGCTACGATCCGAGCACGCGAAACCTTGCGAATTATTTTGATCAGGAGAGAGTAGAGACGGATCATGGATCCGATGGAAAGACACAAGAGCATAGCGGTGCCAGTGACTCGTGACTGTGAGGGCGGCCCTCCAAAGTTTCTACTCGTTCATGATCGGCGGTACAAGGAATGGACTTTCGTCACCGGGGGGTGCCGGCGGCGGGAAATTCTCAACCCTCTTCGATGTGCAATTCGCGAACTCGAAGAGGAAACCCGCGGGATCATAAATCTGAAAAAGGGAAGCTATTCCTATTTCAGTTTTTCCTTTAGAGATTCAGAGGGGGTGAATAACGTGTACCACGTGTACGTGTTTGAAATGCCCATCACAAACTGTGAGCAATCTCACATTGTGAGACGCTTCAACGAAGAAAAATACAAGATGGAGGGGCGCGAGGTGCCCTTCCGCAAGAATTATGACGAGAACGATTTTTGCGAATTTGATACACTCGACGGAATAACAAAACGCCGAGATCTCTGGGACATGATTAGAACCCATGTCATCAAGAATCCAGCATTTCACCAAGTTCTCGCGACACCCGAAAAGCAAACCTTCTTCCTGCGCCCATGAAGAGTTTTTAAAAAATTTTGAAAATTTAAAAATGACGCAGTCAAAGATTGCAATTGCCAAGCGCCTCGCCGAACTCCGACAGGACGGGTCCGACCCCGAGACGCTTGCCAAAACCATGACCGTCATGAAGATGCATCACGAAATTGAGAATATCATAGAGTCCAGGGTGGAAGAGCCCGAGACGGCGCCAGAGCCCGAGCCGGAGGAGGAGAAATCCTATGTTCAGTCGATTTTCGAAACGTTTTTTGGTGTTGATAGAGATTAGGACCTCTTAACTATCATGTCCATTAAGAAATGGACGCGAAAGGGTACGGAGCCCCCGACCCACGTCCTCATGGACGGGGGGCAACTTCACGTCCCCGACACTGACCTGGAAGCCTTCTACAGGGCTTATTTGGCAGACATTGCATGCGGCACCAGGTTGTTTGTCGTTGAACAAAAAACAGAAATTTTTAAATTTTTTGTTGATATTGACTTCAAGGCGGAGCGCCCGCTCACCGACGAGGACGCGCTCGACCTGTGTACCAGGATATGCGCCTCTGTGAAAAATGGGAAATGTCTCGTGGCGCGCGCCCCGCACAGGAAGCTCAAGGATGGTGAGATCAAGTCGGGATTTCACCTACACTGGCCTGACCTCGCCGTGACGCGCCAAGAGGCGCTTTCGTTGCGGACGCGCATTCTCATGGACCTCGACGGCCCCGAGTGGGCGCGGATTATCGATTCGAGCGTGTATGGCGGGTCTGGCCTTCGGTGTCTCTGGTCGCACAAAAAGCCCGAGGGGGCGCCGTACGTGCCGTGGATATCGGTACCAGATGGGACACCCATGTCACCCAGGCCTACACTCGAGGCTCTGAAACTCTTCGCCGTCCGCGTCTCCGGACAGCCCACCGCCCCGAAGATCAGGCGGGTCGCGTCATCTCCCGGGGCCATAGGCGTGTGCAGTTCGCGGCTCGAGGAGTTTATCCGGGTGAATTTTGAGGGTCAGGGCTCGGCGCGCGTCAAGGGGATGCGCAATCTCAAGGGGAATGGGAAGGGTCTATGCATCGAAACCGACTCGCGGTACTGTGAGAACATCAAGGGACTCCACAAGTCTAATCACGTATGGTTCTGCATACGCGGTGGCGTTATTATGCAGAAATGCCTAGACGACGAATGTCTCGAGTTTTCCGGACGGGAACATAATCTCCCACCTTCTATTAGTGATGAAGGTCATCGTGTGGCTAGTCCTCCTTGTCACCGTGCTGTTGATCTTCTTCCCAAGACCTGGAGTGGGTCGTTTCAGGAATTTTGAACTCGAGGCCCATCCATACTCGGGGCTCGACCCGCAGGAGTGGAAGATCTTTCTTGAAGAGCTGCGGGCGTTCGACGCCAACCCTGCGCGCGCGCAGCACCTCTACGGCGCCATCGAACATCTCCGCAATATTGGTCTTATGAATACCAACTATACAGACACTATTAACGAGATTTCTGATCGCCTGGGCTACGAGGGCGAGGTGATCGCAAATCAGATTGCAATTTCCAAAGGAATTCAGTTCAGGCCAAAGTACTTAAACGATATAATCCCCATGCAATCAATAGATGACTACCGGACAGGAGGTCCAGTCGGCGCGGGCTTCCCCGACCCCAGATCCCACGGTCAGTGAGAGCCGCACACGTTCCGGGCGCGTTACCAAGCCCCCGGTGCGATACGAACCCGTCGAGCGCGTAGAGGATGATTACGCGTCCGACGAGTATGATGATGACGAGTCGGACGTGGGTTCAGGCGTTGAATATAGCGAGTCTGAATTGGACGAGGATGGGGATTCAGAGATGGACGACTTTATCGTCGAAGATAAAAGCGAGAGTGAAGAGGATGATAATGGAGAGAGAGCAGAGCCCATCGCCCGAGGACCAGATGCCACAAAGCGCCCCACCGTGGCTCCAGTACGCAAATCCGGAGCCGCAAAAAAGTAAATTCGAGGAGCTCATTCAGAACCCCCTTGCAGTCCTCGCCATTGGTATCGCCATCGGGGTAATTATCGTTTCCATGCGCCCGATTGTCGTGCAGTCGGCCTAGCCCGTTATGAAATAAAGGGGGGCGTTCCCGCTCGGGGAATCATTCCCCACAAAATCACCGATAGGGCCAATTTTCTTGGCATACACATCCTCTTGCAGGAATCCGACCCACGCCCCCTCACGGCGCTGGCTGTCAGTTTCCTTTAAGAAATCCGCATCGTAATACGGCGTACGTGGTTCGTTAGAAAGCCACGATGGCGTCTTTAACATAGGAAGAACCTCATAGGCCTTTGCAATGAGCCAAAGGACTACCAGGAGAGCGATCACGGTGAGAATCACCGCCATCTTATTACTTTGTCATATATTAATTTACTGCGGGACTACGTTGCCACCGGCGTCCACAAACTCCACCGTCATGGGGTTCTCGGCGGCGCGCTTCGCAATCTCTGCCGAAACCTCGGCGTCCGCCATCTTCACCAGATCCTCGATCGGCGTGTCGGGAAACTGCTGCTGCAGGCGCTCAAGAACCTCCGCGGGGTGGGGGATCGGCGGAACGTCCGGCTTGTTGTAAAACTTGGAGTTCTCATCTCCCGGCTCGATGTAAGGCGTGTCCGACCCCTCAATAGGCTTGGCGGTCATGTCGCGCTTGCGCTTCTCGAACATCGCGGCCGCTTGCGACTGGTTCTCGCGGTACTTGGTCATAATCTCCTCGAGCTTCTCGTTGGCGTAATGGGTGTCCTCAACCTTGGAGCGATCGGGGGGAATCAGCAGCCACTTGTACATGTCCACCACGTAAATATCAACGATCGCGTCCTCCCGCTGTAGGCGCTTGGCGTGCGTCGCAGCCTCCTCGCGCGTCGAGAAACAGCCGCGAATCTTCATTCCGAGGTGCTCATTCTTCTGCGGCATTTCTGGACCGACGAAAGAAACGCATGCAAAAAGCTGTCCTGGGACCGTGAGGTAGTCCTGCTCGAGAGAACCCATTTATAGATTCTGGACTCCATCCTTTTAAGTAAAATGGAAGCCTTGCGCAAATTGCACAACGACAAGAAGCGCCAGCTGATCCGCACGTGGGTGCCTGCTGGATCGTTCGTCCTCGACTGCGGGTGCGGGCGCGGCGGCGACTGGTGGAAGTGGCAGGCGGTCGGGGCGCGAGTCGCCGCCATCGATCCGGACCCCGCGTCTCTGGCCGAGGCGGCATCCAGGGCGCGTGACATGAAGTTTGACGTGCGCTTTCTAGGCAGCGGTGACATCCGTGAGGCGGTCAGGGCGGGACCCTTTGATGTCGTCTGCTACAATTTCGCACTTCATTATATTTTTGAAAATTCTAAAATTCTCAAAGAGTCACTGGACGCCATCCAGCGCGCCGTCAGGCCGGGGGGGCTCTTCATGGGGATCACGCCCGAACGCGCGCGGGCCGAGCTTCTCACGAACCACGGGGAGTTCAGGGACCACCTGGGGAACACCCTCGAGATTACAGGCGACCGGCTGCTCGTGAGCCTCACGGACGGCCCTTTCTACGCGGACGGCCCTAAAAGCGAGCCGCTCCTCGTAGCCGATGTGCTCATCGCCCAACTCACCGAGCGCGGGTTCACGTGCCTCACATGGGAACCCATGCTGTCTTCACCCAACTGGTGCGTGTCGGATCTGTACTCGAGCTTCGTGTTCAGGAAAAATTCGTAGTCCAGTAATAGGATGGACGCGCGGATCGTCTGGGCACTAGGCATAGCTCTGATCATAATCATAGTCGCCACGAATCGTCCGCCTGATTTAATGGTTGAAATCAGAAGGCGGTACGCGAAAATCATGCGGGCCGTGCACGAGGACCAGAACCTCGA